TTCACTATTTGGGCCGCGCTATTTGTAATTACAACGGTTGCAACAGGGCAAGCAAAAGCATCAAATACTAATGGTAGTGAGTTATATAAGTTATATGCTCACATGAAAGTATTAGATGATAAGCAATATAGATGCTTAGTTATATTGTGGCGTAATGAGTCACAATGGAACCCGGTATCTAAGAACCGTAAGAGCAGCGCATTTGGTATACATCAGCTGTTAAAGATGACAGAAACTAATCCATTTAAGCAAATAGATTTAGGTTTAAAGTACATCGATCATCGATACGATGGTGATACATGTAAAGCATTGGCTCATCATAAGAAGCGAGGCCATTACTAATGGCATCAAGACGAGGCAACCCACGTACCAAGCAGAGCTATAAGAAGGCAAGGTTGGCGGTCTTGTACCGCGATCAATTTACTTGTGCGTATTGTGGCCAAGAGGCCAACCAGGTCGATCACGTTGTACCTTTAAAGACAGACAGTAGCCTGGCTAACGCCATATCTGTAGATAACTTAGTAGCTTGCTGCAAGCGATGCAATACACGTAAGAACGCTAAGCCATTAGCCGTTTTTTTAGCCAGTACTGCTACCCCCCCTGATTTTCCTTTCCGTATCTCCCCTGAGACGGTAACTAAGGTTCATACAGGCCCGATGACTAAGGAAAGTTAGCCAGATGAAGCCAGTATTGGTACAAAGTCCACCGCCGCTGATGGGGGCTATTTACCCACGGCTCCACACGCCCTGGCTAAAGACCAAAACCCGTGGCGGTGAGATCGCAGAGCTTGCCGAAAAGATCGGGCAGCCCCTTTTACCCTGGCAGCGAATTATTTTAGATGACATGTGCTCCATATCTGATGATGGAAAATTTATTAAAAAGTCCAGCCTGTTCATCTGCGCCCGGCAGTCAGGTAAATCCCACATGCTACGGATGCGCGTGCTGGCAGGTCTGTTTTGCTTCGATGAGCGCAATATCTTGATGATGTCGAGCCAGCGGCGCATGGCCGAGCGCTCGCTGGAGATCATCGCAGACATAGTGGCACGTAACCCATTTTTATTAGCGCAGGTCAAAGATGGCAAGATCGAGAACGCCTACCGTAAGAGCAACGGCAAGGAGCGCCTGATCCTGGAAAATGGCGCGGTGCTCGAAGTTGTAGCTGCTAACTCAGACTCCAGCCGCGGTTTAACGGCCGATATGTTATGGATCGATGAGCTGCGTGAGGTCAATGAAGCCGCGATGGATGCCAGTAAATCGACCACGCTCACACGGCCTAACTCGCAGCGCTTTTATACATCTAACGCGGGCGCAGCTGATAGCGATGTGCTCATACACATGCGCGAGCGCTCGATGGCTAAGCCGCCTAAGTCGCTAGGGTTTTACGAGTACAGCGCGGATGAAAACTGCGACATCTGGGACAGGCAAGCATGGGCGCAGGCAAATCCAAGCCTGGGGCTGCTTATTAGCGAGGAGTCGATCGAGGAGACCATCGCAACTAGCACGATCATGGCGGCACGCACCGAGACCTTGTGTCAGTTTGTAAATACTGGCATGACTAGCCCCTGGACACCTGGATCGTGGGAAGATTTGGCAGACACCGATATGGTCATGTCACCGGGCATGGTTACGATGTTTGCATTTGACGTAGACCCGCATACGCGCCGATCCGCCTCACTTATCGCAGCTAGTTTGCTACCCGATGGCCGTATAGGCCTAGCACTTGCTAAGACTTGGGAAAGTTTAGTAGCTGTAAACGAGCTGCAGATAGCCGTAGACATAAAAGAGATGGCCGATAAATGGCACCCTAAATTAATTTTGCATGACTCCTATACCACTTTTGCCATAGCCGAGCGGCTTGTAAATAGCGGCCTTAAATTAGAGCCATGTATCGGTGCTCAGTTTTATACCGCGTGCTCGACCTTTAAAGATGCCATCGACAACAAGCGCGTGGTGCATGGTGGCCAGCCAGAGCTTGATGAGCAGATGAATAACGTGGCTAGCAGTAGCAAAGAGCACGGCTGGCGTATCGTGCGCAAAAAATCACAGGGCAGCGTGGCCGCCCCGATCAGTATGGCTATGGCCGTGATGCACTTATCCAAGCCAATTAGTGAGGCCAAAATCTACATTTAAGCGTGGCGCGCCTTTCCAAGAATATGCTTGACATTTTGAGAAAATCTGCTCATGGGATTACTACAGGCTATAGGCATCCGCGGTAAAGATAAAGTGCAAGTAGATGCACAGCTAGCCCCTGCCATAATGAACGATTACTACGGCGCTGGTCAGTATTCATACGGCGGCTTATTTAATAATGGTTACGGTGCTGGGGTAATGAACCGCACGACAGCGTTGCAGGTTGCAACCGTATCGCGTTGTCGTAACTTAGTGTGCGGTGTAATTAGTTATCTACCTTTAGCGTTATATAAAAAATCTACAGGTGAGCAGTTGCAGTCACCGCTATGGCTAGATCAGCCAGACATACGCCAGCCGCGTGCAGTCACACTTGCTTACACAGTTGATAGTTTAATTTTCTACGGCGTTGCTTACTGGCGCGTGACATCGTTGTATGCAGATGATGGCCGCCCATCAGGTTTTGAGTGGATCGCAAATACTCGCGTAACAGTTACAACAGATGCAACAGGTTATGAAGTTGCACAGTACGCAGTCGATGGAAAAGTTTTGCCAATGTCAGGCATTGGTTCACTTGTGACATTTCAGTCGCTATTGCCTGGAGTGTTAGAGACAGGCGGCCGCACAATTCAGGCAGCGCTCGATGTGCAAAAGGCTGCTGCAATATCTGCAGCCACACCAATGCCTACTGGGATCATCCGCAACCAGGGTGCTGACCTACCCGAAGCGCAGGTGCAAGGTTTACTAGCTGCTTTCAAATCGGCTAGACAAAACCGCAGTACTGCATATTTAACTTCAACTTTAGATTATCAAACAGTAGGTTTTAGTCCTAAAGAAATGACCTACAACGAAAGCAGCCAGTATTTATCTACGGAAATCGCACGCTTAATGAACGTTCCGGCGTTTATGGTAAGCAGCGATATGAATAACAGCATGACGTATCAAAACGTCTTGGACAGCCGTAAAGAGTATGTCGCGTATTCCTTGCAGCCTTACATTTGTGCAGTCGAGGAACGTCTAAGCATGGATGACATTACTGCGCATGGCAACATTGTTAAATTCAACGTTGATGAAACATTTTTACGTGCAGACACAATGGCAAGACTTAGCGCTATTGAAAAGATGCTACAACTGGAACTTATTGACATCGAGACAGCACGCGAAATGGAAAGCATGACACCCTACGGTAACGGAGAAGTAAATGATATTAACATTTAGTGCAAGCATTACTGCAGCCGATGAAGCAGGGCGCACAATTAGCGGCAAGATCGCGCCATACGGTGAAGTGGGCTACACATCTGCAGGCAAAGTTGTATTTAAAAATGGCAGCATTAAAATTGCAGATGCCAACAAGGTAAAATTGCTTATGTCTCACGATAATTCAAAAGTTGTAGGGCGCATGCGTACGTATAGCGCAGACGATCAAGGTATGTACGCTTCATTTTCTGTAAGCCGTAGCACCGCCGGTAGCGATGCAATTTTGCTAGCCCAAGAGCAGCTAATGGATGGCCTATCCGTTGGGGTTGAAGTTACATCCTCAGAGCCAAAAGATGGCTACCTCTTGGTCACGGCTGCAAATCTACGCGAGGTAAGTCTCGTAGAGTCGGCCGCCTTCCAGTCGGCAGCCGTGCAAAGTATTTCTGCGCAAGCAGAATTGGTAGAAGTAGAAGCATCTACATCTACAAAAGTAAGCACCACAGTTACACATATCGAAAGCACAACAACCGAAACCGAGACCGAAACAGAAAGCGAGGCCGCTGTGACCACAGCCCCCGAAAATCCAAGCGAGGATAAGGCAGAGGAAGCGGCTACGCCAGTAGTAGAAGCAGCTCGTAAAATTATCCTTCCTTCAGCACTAAACAGCCAGACAGTACGCACACCTATCACATCGATGGGCGCATACACCGAGCACAAGATCAAGGCAGCACTAGGTAATGACGAGTCACGTCTTTACGTAACTGCAGCGGATGATAGTTTTGCTACCAACCCGGCGTTTAACCCAACGCAGTACCTTTCAGAATTCCCAACTAACACACGTTTTGGCACACCTGCCATTGATGCGTGTTCACAAGGAGTTCTACCTACAAGCGGCATGACAATTAACGTGCCTTCATTGGTTACATCTGCAGGCGGCGGTACAGGCGTTGCACCAAGCGTTACTGTTGAAGCCGAAGCTGGAGCCGTAGCAAATGTCGGGATGGAAACCGCGTATTTGACCGGAACTGTATCTAAGTACTCTGGAATGAATACCCTATCTGTAGAGCTTCTCGAAAGATCAGACCCTAATTTCTATGCTGAATTAACACAGCAACTACAAAACGCTTACCTAACACGCCTTGATACAACTGTACTTGCTGCACTTGTTGCTGCTGGTCAGTACTCATCAGGTTGCGATGCAACATCAGATGGCGTTATCGAATTTGCTAGCGACTCAGCACGCAAAATCTACGAAGCCACAGGTTATTTTGCAAATAACTACATCGCCAATGGATCACAATGGCAGCTGCTTATGGGTGCAACAGATAACACAGGACGCCCAATTTATTCAGCATCACAGCCAATGAACGCAGGCGGTCTAGTACAGCCTGGCGCAATTCGCGGCAACGTACTCGGACTCGATTTATATGTCGATAAGAACTTTGCAGCTACTACAACCATCGATGACTCAGCTGTGATCCTTGCACCTGAAGCATTTACTGTTTATCGCAGCGCAACAAATTACATGTCTGTAAACGTAGTTTCAAACCTACAGGTACAGGTAGCGATCTACGGTTACATGGCAACTATTGCCAAGATGCCTAACGGTATCGTTAAGTTTAACCTGAACTAAATCCCTAGCAGTCGGTGGGTGCTAAGCCCTTGCACCCACCGACCTTTTTACAAAGGAGAACAAAATGCCTGCAACGTATGTAACGGTCGCTGAGTTACGTGCAAATTTAGGCATTGGCACCTTGTACTCAGACAGCGATGTAGAAACATGCTGCCAAGCGGCGCAGGATCAAATCAATAGTTTTCTATGGTTTGATAGTGCCGCGGTAGTGGGAACCGCATTGGTAAACAATGTGGCTACCGTAATGCTGGCCAACCCTGGCATCTTTACTACTTCAGAGTCGGTAACGATCGCCGGGGCTGGCACAACATTTAACGGTACTTACACAGTCACAGGCACAATTCCATTTAGCACAGGCACAGGCAACATATTGCCAGCCTTTAATTTACAGCTGCAATACTTTCAAAACCCTATGGGATACAGCTTCATCCAGTATGCCAAGACAGCGGCTAACCAAAACTTTAGACGTGTACTGCCTTATGGCACAGCTACAGGCGAGGACACTAAGACCGCTTCATACGCCACTACAGCCAGCGTGCGCGAGGCAGCGATGATTTTGGCAGTAGATATCTGGCAAGCGCGCCAAGTCAGTCAGTCGGGCGGCGTAAGTGTTGATATGGGGCCGTCTCCATACCGCATGGGTAACACAATGATCGGCAAAATACGTGGGTTACTAGCCCCTTATTTATCGCCCGCATCAATGGTGGGCTGACTATGACCGTAGCCATTACAACCCTACGGGGAACTATTGCAACCGCGCTAGCAAATGCTGGCGTGTGGCAAACCTTTAGTTATCCACCTGCGACCATCATGGCTAATAGCGTGATCGTATCGCCCGGCGATCCTTATATCGTGCCTGCTAATGGCCACTTTAACCAGGCTGCTATTAGGCCACAAGCAAATTTTAAAATAACTATGACGGTGCCAGCATTTGATAACCAGGGCAACCTGGCTGGCATCGAGGACACAATGATCGCCGTATTTAACAAGCTAGCAAATAGCGCGATCGTATTTAGCGTTACCCAAATTTCAGCGCCTACAGTACTAAACGCTGAAAGTGGGAGCCTGCTTATGGCAGACCTATCAATAACCGTACTAACCACTTGGAGCTAAAAATGGCAGATCAACAGATAACCGAGGCAGACATCGAAGTATTAAAAAAACTTGGTCTGCCAATTCCAGGCAAAACTACTAAGAAGGATGAGGAATAAGACGTGGCAATTTATCTAGATAATAACGTTGGCCTGAAAATTGCCACCGTAGACCTTAGCGCGTACGTAACAAGCATTACGCTTACGCAGACATTTGATGAAGTTGAGACCACAGCGATGGGCGCGACTGCACACCAATTTAGCAAGGGGCTAGAAGCATCTACGCTAACCGTAGATTTTCTTAATGACTGGGCAGCTGCACAAGTCCAGGCA